ATTTCGTTCTTCCTCTCCAGACTCGTTGAGGGTGCCTTCTGTTGCAGCCGCAGCCGCAGCAAACTTGGTCGCCATAGCTTCTGTATGCATATTGTAATTTACGTTGACACTTCTCCAGTCTTTCAACATAGCTTTCTTTTTTTCAGTCATTAATCTCATAAATTCGAATACAACATACGGTTCAATACCAGTCTCGTCAATATTAATTTGTTCTCCAGCAGCATTTCGTGATGACCGCGCTAGAGCATACTCACTGGATTGATGAGTATTCCAATTTACTTCTTCATGGGTTTTAAAGTTCTGTGCAACAGTTGTAGGATACTTAAGATTAAATATTTGTTCGGCTTGAAAGAATTTGCCTAATCCTATCTCTTCTAATCTTCTAGCATTTGTTTTCGCTGCGATACTGGCTAGTGCGGCCTTTTCTTCAGCGCTTTCACGATATCCTGACATAATAGTTCCTTTGTTTGTATATTACTTATTTATACGGATTATATAAATACTTACATGAAAAAAACATATTCAGGCAAATGGAAACCTAAGAACATAGGCAAATACAATGGTGATGTCGATAAGATACATTATAGATCTCTATGGGAAAGGAATGCATTCAGATATCTAGATGATGCAAGCTGGGTGAAGTGGTGGCAGAGTGAAGAAACAGTTATACCATACATATGTGCAACAGATCGTAAGCCTCATAGGTACTTTATTGATCTTCATATACGAACAACCTCTGGTCGTACCCTCATAGTAGAGATAAAACCTCATGCACAAACACTACCACCTAAAAGGAAAAAGCTTAATGAAGCATTAACCTATATGAAGAATACATCTAAGTGGAAGTATGCTGAGAAATGGGCTGATGATAGAGGTTATGAGTTTCAAATATGGACTGAGAAAGAATTAGAAGCTATGGGCATAAGAACAATGACCATGAAATTTAAAGCAAGCAAGACGAAGACCGGTAAGAGAATATGGAAAACATTGAGTAAGCGTAAGAAAAAGGTATAAATATAGTTATGAATAAAGAACAGAATGACGGTAAGCTAGAACTATCTCTAAGAATATTAGGTAACGAAATAATAGGATTTAAAATGGTGGTAGATGATTTTAAATTAAAGTTCCTATTAGGAGGCATAGCTGCTCTTGGTATCATAGCATATATTATGGTAGTATTCGGACCACAACTAATGGAGACGTTTAACAATGGCTAGTTTATTTGACAAGTTAGAATCAGAAGCATTTCGTAAAGGATTGCAAGCACGTAGCAAAGAAGCAAACGTGTGGTTCTCAAAGAATGTTAAGAAGCTTGGGCCATTAGGTAAGGCTGTCTTGAAGGATGATAGACTAATACAAAGGCAAAGCGCTAAGACAGGTGAGATGGTAATGTACACATATAATCCTAAGCTTAAAAAAACATTGCCTTACTACGATACATTTCCTTTAACGATTGTTGTCGGACCAGCTAAAGACGGTTTTTATGGTATTAACTTACACTACCTACCGCCTAAGATTCGTGCGATCTTCTTAGACAAATTAGATGCTATCACAACTAATCAAAAGTTTAATCTTATGACTAAATTTAAGATTACATATTCGTTATTAAAAGCAACAAAGAATTATAAATACTTTAAACCGTGCTTTAAACATTATCTGTCATCAAATGTATCTTCAAAGATTATGAAGGTTCCTTCTTCAGAGTGGAATATAGCAATTTTTTTACAAACAGCATCATTCAAGAAAGCTAGTGAAGGTGCAATATGGGCTGACTCAAGGAAACAATACTAATGGCAAAAGTTGGCATAGATGCAATGAAAGCAATGTTAGATCGTCGTGGTGGTATAGCACGAGGTAATAGATATGAAGTGATGATTAGTCATCCATATAATACAAGTAAGTTCGCAATAGATGCTGCGGAAGATCATAGACATGCAGTAGGTAGACAACAAGCATATGAAAACTCTCCTCAAGGGAGACTAGATTTGGCGGCAAATCCTATGCCTAGTTTTCTTCAAGGGCCAGAAGCTACATACATGTTGTGTACAAGTGTAACTCTTCCAGGCAAACGTATATCAACAACAGAAAACACTGCTGATCACAACCTTGCAAAGAAGCCTTACTCAATGGCTACTGATGAAGTCACAATGACCTTCTTGTTAACAGGTGATTATTATATTAAAAAGTATTTTGATATGTGGATGAATATGATTATAGATAGCACAGCTAATCATTATAAGACAATGTATAAAAAAGATTATGTTCAGGATGTAGAAATAAGAGCTCTACAAGGAAACGAAGATGCTATTGTTGGATATGGTAATCTATTAGAAAATGCTTACCCTATACAAATGAGTGCAGTTGAATTAGGTAATTCCTCAGATGGTGTAATGGAATTAACTATCACATGGGAATATGATAACTGGCGTTCACTTGATATTGCTAAAGGATTTAAGGAATCAAGCTTTGCTGAAGATAAATGGACTCACCCTGGTGAGAGAACATCCGGTGCAGCTATTAGTGAAGATCCTGATGAAGATTGGGAAGGTCCAGGTGAAAGAGACAAACCTCATAAGGGTGAAGGGCCAAGGAATGAGCAAAGTGGAAATCCTGATGAAAGCTGGGAAGGTCCAGGAGAAAGAGAATCTGGTAAAGGTGAACCATTTAGTGGTGATCAGAAATATGATGGTCCAGGTGAAAGAGCTGAACAAAAAAACAGTGATGAAGATTGGGAAGGCCCAGGTGAAAGAGATTCTGGTACTAAAGGTTCAGGACCAAGAAATGAAGAGGCTGGAGTTGAAGTACCTCGACCAGGACCAAGAACATCTGGACAAGGTGCACCATTTAGTGGACCATATAGACCTGAAAGACCAGGTCCTAGAACATCTGGAAATTCAGCTGAAGGTCATTATAAACCTGCTAAGCGGGCTAACCGTGCAGATTATAGTTCGCAATTATCTGAGAAGTTTAGAAAAAGGAATACAAGAGGTCCAGCTGGACAATAAATAATTTAATAATAATGGAGTGAGATTGATATGTTACCTAAACTAGTAACGCCAAAGTATGATATGATTGTGCCCTCAACAGGCAAACCTATAACATATAGACCATACGTGGTCAGAGAAGAGAAGATATTGTTAATAGCAATGGAATCTCAAGATGAGAAACAAATTGAGAATGCTGTTCTTAATATTATCAGAGAGTGTGTAGAATCACCTATTGATGTAGATTTATTAACAACGTTTGATGTGGAATTTATTTTTGTGACTTTACGAAGTAAGTCGGTTGGTGAAGGTATTAAACTGGGTCCAAGCTGTACACATTGTGATGAAGAAAATGAAATAAAGATTAATCTAGATGAAGTCACAGTAGCTAATCTTGGTAAGGATGTTGATACACATATTAAATTAACAGATGATATATCTCTTGATTTAAAATGGACTACCATGAAAGATAGAGCTGAAGATTTGACCGAAGATACTGAGACTGAAACAATCATTAATTTATTGATATCTTCTGTTGAAACAATTTATAGTGGAGAAGAAATTCATACTGTAAAAGATGTTCCTAAAGAAGAAGTAAGAGAATTTATTGAAAGCTTGAATACAGATCAGTTCGAATCGATTGTGAATGTATTAGCTAAAGCACCATATTTAAGTTATGATGTAAAATATAATTGTAAGAAATGTAAGAAAGAGAATACTATAGAGTTAAAAGGATTAATTGATTTTTTTCAATAGCCCTTTCTCACAGTAGTGTAGTAGGTTATTATAAACTAAACTTTACGTTGATGCACCAACATAATTTTAGTTTAGAATCCCTTGATAATATGATGCCGTGGGAAAGGGAAATCTATACTTCTCTTTTGAAACAGCACGTTAAACAACAGAACGAACAAAGGAAAAAAGCACATGGCTAAAGATGATCAAAGAGAAGGTAATGCTTTATTAGGCAATATTGTAGCTCAGCTAAGACAGCTGAATCGTGCAACCGTCAAAGACAAGCTTAGAGATGCTGAAGCCTTAAAACGTGCTGAAGCATTAGCAGCTTCTCAAGTAGTTCAAGCTCAAGAATCTGGTGCTCTAGTTACTGACGCGCAAGACTTCCAACGTAGGTTCTTAGCGGGACAAGCCAGAACAGAATTTAATACTGCAATCAAAGATCGCCCTGCGAAATTATATGCTCAACAATCTTTAATTAGACGCTCTGATATTCAAATTGAGTATCTGAAAGGTATTGAAGCAATGAACACACAAAGTGTGATCGAAAATTACCATTTTTTAAACGAAATAGAAGGATTGGCCAAAGCTGCTGCTGTAGCACGTAGAGGTCTATTCAATGAATTTACAAAGAATTCAGGACGTGGTAGTGCTACAGGCATGCCTACTGGTGGTAGTGGTACTGGTGAAGAAGGTGCACCAGCTGGAGTAGATGAAGGCCCTAGCATAAAGTTAGTCAAGGTTAATACTGATGCACTAGTTCAAAAACAAAGCTTTGGTAACGCTGTCAGAAGACAGATGTTAGACCTTATGAAGCAAGATAAAGAAGGTATTGATCAAAGTGCACTAGTTGAAAGCGTAGAGAAAATTAGATCTATTAATAGTAAGATGCTTGCCTTTATGAAGCAAGATAAGAAAGATAGAAAGAAACAGTTTAATACTGCTCAACGTAATGCTAGAGAAGCACGTCAAGAAGCTATAAACAATTCAGGACGTGGTAGTGCTAGTGGTACAGGCATGCCTACTGGTAGTGGTGCAGAAGACGATGACGGAAGCGGCGGTGGCTTTTTTGCTTTCCTTAAAGGCAAAGCTGGTATAGCTGGAGGTGCTGCACTTACAGGCCTTGCATTATTTAGAAAATGGTTTGGATTTGGAAGTAAACGTGGTTTCCTAAGAACGATGAAGCTGAGATTTAAACTCGCGGGTAAAAAAATGTTTCCGAAATCAAAAATGAAACTGAGCAAGAACCCAAGAATGTGGCCAATATTACTTGTAGGTATTATTGCTAGTTCATTTGCTGATTCATCATCCGCTGCGGTAGATGAATTCAGTGCAGAACAATCAGACACTGCAGATGCATCTGGTGCTGGTAGTACTCCAGACGGTTCAGGTGAATCTATTTTAACTTTTAATAATGCTCTTAATGCTGCACTAATTGCCACAATGCTTCCGATTAAAACTATGAGAACTAGAGTTGCAGCTGGATTAAAAATAGGATTAGCGAAACTATTTAAAGGAGCTCCTAAAGGTTCTTTAAGAGCTAAAATGTGGGCTCAAATGAAAAAGCCAACTAACTGGGGAAAAGCAAGCAGAGGTTTTTTAAGAGCCTTTGGACCTTGGGGTATGGCTGCGTGGGCTGTATCAGAAATAGTTATATGGAGAATTAATTCTGTTAGGAAACAACAAGAAGAAAATGAAAGCCTTATGGCAGATATGAATGCAGTAGATAATGAAGCTAGTGCTGCAGACTTTATGGAGAATGTTGATATGAGTAAGTTTGTATTTAAAGAGCAGAAGTCGATGATGCTTGCAAATCCAAA